CTCGCGGTGAGAAAACTGTGCGCTATGCCGATCGCACCGTGGAGTACCGCACGGTGGATGAGCTGCTCAAGGCCCGCGATCAGATCCGCACTTCGCTGGTCGCCTCGGCGGGGCCGCGCTCGCGGGTCATACGGCTCTACCACGGAGGCAAGGGACTCTAATGGCGCGCCAATATCCAACCCTGACCCGCAACGGTTTTTTGCTGCCGGAGCGGATCAAAGCCAGTTACGAAGGGGCCGGAGAGGGCAGGCGTTCCGCCAGTTGGGACGCGCCCGATGTTGGCATCAATAGCATCAATACCCCGGCCTTGCGCAACCTACGGGCCCGTTCGCGGGCGGCAGTGCGTAATGACCCGTATGCCTTCAACGTCATCGACAAACGCGTCAGTAACCTGATCGGTACCGGCATCACCCCACGACCCAAGATCGAGGACGATGTCCTGCGCAAAGTGCAGCAGGAGTTGTGGGAGGACTGGGCGGATGAGTCGGACGCCGATGGCCTGACCGACTTTTACGGCCAGCAGGCACTAATTGCCCGCACCGTCGAAACTGCTGGTGAATGCTTTGTGCGTATACGGCCACGCAGCCTGGACGAAAATCTGGCGGTACCGCTTCAGCTCCAGGTACTGGCCCCCGAGTTTGTGCCACACGACAAGTTTGAGACGGCGAAAAACGGCAACAGCATCCGTGCCGGGATCGAGTTCAACCCGGCTCACCAGCGGGTGGCTTACTGGATGTACCGCGTTCACCCCCGCGATGCCTCGTCACTGAATGCTGGATACAATCAGTTAGTGCGGATACCGGCGGCACAGGTGCTGCATATCTTTGAGCCGGTTGAACCCGGGCAGTTGCGCGGTGTGCCGCGATTGGCGCCGGTGCTCAAACGCTTACGCAGCCTGGACAACTACGACGACGCGGTGCTGTTTCGCCAGGAGGTGGCCAACCTGTTTGCCGGGTTTATCTCCCGGCCGCCGCCGGAGGGCAGGCAGCTTGCGCTCGACCCGGTGACCGGCCAGCCCTTCAACGATGACCGTGACGGTTTTACCCCGATGGTCGCGCTGGAACCCGGCACCATGCAGGAACTGGGGCCCGGTGAAGAGGTGGAGTTTTCCAAACCACCGGACGCCGGTAACAACTACCCGGACTTTATGCGCCAACAACTGATGGCCGCTGCAGCCGGTACCGGCACGCCTTACGAGATCCTCACCGGCGACATGCGCGAGGTCAACGACCGGGCGCTGCGGGTCGTACTCAACGAGTTTCGCCGTCGTCTCGAGCAACTGCAATTCGGCGTGTACGTGCATCTACTCTGCCGCCCGGTTCGCGCGGCGTGGATGGACATGGCGGTGTTGGCCGGTCGTCTCAAACTGGACGATTACGCGCAACGGCGCCGCGAGTACCTGCGCACCCGCTGGGTACCGCAGGGCTGGGCCTATATCCAGCCGGTGCAGGACATTCAGGCGCGAATGATGGAGGTCAATGCGGGCTTCAACTCCCGCAGTGAAATGGTCCTGCGTTCGGGCTATGACGCCGAAACCGTCGACGCTGAAAACGCTGCCGATCAGGCCCGTGCCCGTGATCTGGGCCTCAACTACAAAACGCTCGTCGACCAGCCAGAACCGGCCGCCGATAAGGAGACACCATGAACAGGCTACGCATTTTCAACAAAGCCGGTGACCCACCGGCGCCGCAAAACAAGCACTGCTACAGCCTGAATGCCAGCGGCGAGGCCGAGACCCGTAGCATTGAGGTTTATGTCTACGGTGAGATCGGCACCTGGGGCATCACTGCCAACCAGTTTGTCCGCGACTTGGCGGCATTGGATGATGGTGTGTCGCCAATCGTTGTTGCATTCAATAGCGTCGGCGGCGACCTGTTTGACGGTCTGGCCATTCACAATGCGCTGTCGCGCTTGGGCGAGCGCTGCACTGGCCGGGTTGATGCCCTGGCAGCCAGCGCGGCCAGTGTCGCGGTGTGTGGTGCACACAAAGTGGTGATCGCGTCCAACGCCATGCTGATGATCCACAACCCGTGGACCTACGCGGCAGGCGATGCCGAGGATTTGCGCAAGGTGGCCACGGCGCTGGATCAGGCGATGGAAGCCATCATTGCTGCCTACAAGGCCAAGGCACCCGACATCGACGAAGTTGAACTCCGGCGCATGGTCAATGCTGAAACCTGGCTCACGGCCAGCGAAGCGGTAGCCCTGGGCTTGGCCGACGAAGTGGGCGAGGGCGTTACCGTCAAAGCCTGCCTCGGCCAAGGCGGGGCATTGCAGCGTTACCAGCACGCACCGCAGGCATTGCTGGCCCAGTTGGATGAACCGCCGGAGCCAGCCCCAGAGCCAACTCCGGACCCCATTCCGCCTGAGCCTGAGAAACCAGCCATCGTGGACTCGGCCAAGCTGGCCTTGTTGATTACCCAAAGCTGCAATACGGCAGGTATCAGCAATCTGATCGAGCCACTGATCAGCAGCACAAAGCTGGCCGATGAGGCCACGGTCAACGCCGCGCTGACTAATGCCAAGGCCGTGCGCGACCTGTGCGTGGCGGCGCGTTTGCCAGAGTTCGCCCAGGAGTTTGTCGCCGCCGGGCTGAGTGCTGAAGCGGTGCGCGGCCGTTTGTTCGACAAGCTGGTCAGTGGCGGCGGTTTTGAAATCGACAACAGCCTGCCGATCGGCGATGACCCGGCGCCGAAAATTCAGGCCAAACAACCCGATCCACCCTCGATCTGGGCGGCGCGTCAGTCGGCACAGAATGGGCAATTTAAATCTGCAAAAGGTACGAGAGCATGACGATCCAATACGAACAGCGCCACGCCGGTGAGTTCCTCTTGTCCGAGGGTGCCGGCAACATCTCGCGTGAAGCGATCAACGTTGCCGCCGGGGCTGCGCTGGAACCGGGCCAGATTCTGGGCCTGATCACCGCCACCGGCGAGTTTGCGCCGTATCAGCCGACTGCCGAGGACGGTACGGAAAACGCTGTCGCCATTCTTTACGGCCCGCTGGGTGAGTCGGATGTTGTGCGTCGCGGTCGCGCGGTAGTGCGCCTGGCAGAGATCAGCGAAGTGCACCTGACCGGCCTCGATCCTGCTGCTGAAAAAGCACTGGCTGCCCACTTCCTGATCGTTCGCTAAGGCGAGCATCCCTGTTTACCCGTCCCGCCAAGTGCGGGATTTTTCGTTTCTGGAGAGTACCTCATGGCCGATATCGCCATTTTTGAAGACGATGCATTTAGTGTTTCGTCGTTGACCGCTGCACTCAATGATCAGGAATATTTGCCGGGTCGTATCAGCAGCCTCGGCCTGTTCCGTGAAGAGGGCATCACCACCCTGACCGTGCAGATCGAAAAAGACGGTGACACACTGGCATTGGTGCCAGCGGGTGAACGTGGCACTTCCGGCCTGGTGGTCGCTGGTACCAAGCGTCACATGATCCCTTTCAACACCGTGCACTTGCCGGAACGTTTCACCATCAAGGCAGATGAGATTCAGGGCATCCGTGCCTTCGGTACCCGCAGCGAGCTGCAAGCCGTGCAGGATGTGGTTAACCGGCGCCTGTCCAAGGCCCGCCGTCAGTTGGATGCGACCCCCGAATTCCAGCGCATGGGGGCTTTGAACGGTCAGATCCTGGATGCCGATGGCACCACGGTTCTGCTCGATCTCTACAAGACTTTTGGCGTGACACGTAAAAAGCAGTCTATGGGTCTGAACGACCAGGCGACTGATTTGCGTGTGCGCTGCTCTGAGGCTCTGGACTTGCAGGAGGATGCACTGGGTAGCATCACCAGCACTGGCTCTCGCGCATTCTGCGGCAAGAATTTCTGGAACAAGTTGGTCTCCCACACATCGGTCAAGGAAACCTACCTCAACACCATGCAGGCCGCGTCTCTGCGCGGCGATGCCCGGGAAAGCTTCGAGTTCGGTGGGATTGTCTGGGAACGCTATCGCGGCAAGGTCGCTGGCGTTTCGTTCATCCATGACGACAAGGCGCTGTTGATCCCTGAAGGCGTCCCTGATCTGTACATCTCCGTGTTCGCCCCGGCTGACTACATGGAAACGGTCAACACCCAAGGCATCCCGTACTACAGCAAGATCGAGCCGCTGCCGTTCAACAAGGGTATGGCCGGCGAAGCCCAGTCCAACCCGTTGCACATGTGCACGCGTCCCCTGGCGCAGATCCTGCTGGAGCTGTAACCGTGGGCATTCGTGATCTGTTGGCCGATATCGACAGCGTGATCTTCGACGTACTGGGCGATACCGCGCGCATCGAAGGTCGCGCCGAACAGGTGCTGGGGATGTTCTCGGCACCGTGGAAACAGCCGCAGATCGGTCGTCTCAATACCGGCCTTCGAGAGCCGCACTTTGTGGTGCGGGTCGCGGACTCGGATGGTCTGAGCAAAGGGCTACTGGTCACCATCGACTTGCCCGAGCTGGACGGTGGCGGCGACTACGACCTGTTGCAGCTGGAGCCCAGCGGCGACGGCTTGGTATCCCTGATCTTGAGGAAGCGCGCATGAGCATTGGCAGCTTTAGTGAGAACAGGGCCAGCAGCGGAATGTTCAATATTCAGGTCTCGTCCGAGGACCTGAAAGCGTTTGCGGACTTGGCAACGTTGGTGCCCAAGGCTGCTGCTAACGCGCAACGCCGCGCTATCAATAAAACCCTGGGCTGGCTCAGTACCCATATCGCCCGGGCCGTGGGCAAGCAGGAGCGGATCGCGGTCAAGGCGGTACGGCAGCGTTTGCGCAGCTACCCGATCGCAGGCGGCGCGATGCGCGGCAAACTCTGGTTTGGCATCAACCCGCTGGAAGCCAGTCGTAGTGGGCGGCCACGGCAGACCAAGGCCGGTGTGTCCGTGGGCAGTCGTCGCTATCGCGGCGCCTTCTATAAAAAGGTGTACGGCAATCAGGCCGATATCTGGATTCGAACAGCCAGTAAACACTTCGCCAGAGCCGACTACCCCGACAGCGAAGTCACTTCGCAGACCGGGGACAGCTCCGGTTTTGTGGGGGAAAACAGCGATCGCTTTCCGTTGGCCAAGGCCAAGATTTCACTGGACTCAGTACGGCCGCATTTTGAGGCCTGGAGCCGCAAGGCCGATGAGCGCCTGCTGCAGATTCTCCGGCAAGAAATGAACTTTGAACTGCAGAAATACCTGAAGGGGACGCGCCGTGTCTGAGCAGCCGTTTAGCCTCGACCTCTTGTATCAAACCATTGAACAGCATCTGCAGGAGAAACTGCCAGGTGTTCAGTTGGTCCGCTTCTGGCCTGACATTGAGCAGCACATCCCGCTGCCGGCCGTATTTCTCGACATCGCCGAGATTGAGCCCGGTACCGATATCGGCACGGGGGAAAGCACCCTGAACGTCACGTTTGAAGCGCGGGTGATTGTTGATGTGATCCGCGACCAGCATTACCAGCAGGCCATTCACCTGGCCACGCAACTGGCGGTGTTGTTGCGCACTCAGACGTGGGGCCTGGCCGTGGAACCTGCAGTGTTCAAGCGCTCAACCCAAGACTGGACCCGTCCGGAGCTGGATGGCTATGCCGTTTGGCTGGTGGAGTGGACGCAGACGATTTACCTCGGGGAAACGGAATGGCTGTGGCCCGATGAGCCGCCCGGTTCGCTCGTGTTCAACGTAGGCGGTGAGGTTGACCCGTGAGCCATGCCCTTGCCGAGCACGACCGCATGATCGCGGGGGTGGTCAAGAGCTGCTATGTCGTTGCTCTGGATCTGACGCTTAGGCCACCCGTGTGCCGGGTGTCTGATGGCGAGTGGGTCAGTGCCTGGGTGCGTTGGCACAGTCAGGCGGCAGGTAAGGCTCGGCACTGGCGGGTGCCCAGTATGGGCGAGCAGGGTGCTTTGCTTAGCCCAAGCGGCGACGTGTCACAAGGCACCTTTGTGCCGGGCTTGTTTGGCGATGCCGGGCCAGCCCCGGATAACCGCGATCACGTTGAGCGCTGGCTATTCGACGATGGCGGGTCGTTAACCTACGACTGGATGGCCCACAGTTACAGCATTGATCTGCCGACCGGCGCTGTGGCGATCAAGGTCGCCGGCTCGGACCTGGCCGTTACGGATAACGACGTGGTGGTGAAGTCAGGGGCGATCACCCTGGATGGTCCGGCGACGCTCAATGGTGATGTGCAGATCAATGGCACGTTACGCGTAACGGGCGACATTCTTGGCGGCGGATCGATCATCGACACCGCTGGCAACACGCCTAACCACAAGCACTAAACGCAACTATCAACCAGCCCGCCGAGCGCGGGCTTTTTTCTGCCTGGAGAAAATTATGGCGAGCAAATCAAGCTCGAGCGATGTCGCGGTGAACGCCGTGGCCGTACCGATCACCGTGCATGCCGTGGCGGTGCCTATGACTGCCGATGCCGTTGCAGCGCCGATCAAGACGGCGGCCGACTACAGCGCCGAAGAGCTGGCGGCGGTGGTGGTCTACAAGGACAAACTGTTCACATCTCGCAGCCTGGTGATACCGGGCGGACGCTTGCTGCAGGTCAGCAAAGGGCGTGTTTCGGTCAAGGTTATCGACGCCCAAGCGCGTGCGTATCTCGATGGTCACGCTGATTTAGAGCTGCTGTCGGAGTAGACCCATGATCGGAATGGACCGCCGTACCGGGCTGCCTATCTCAGGCGTTGAGCACCTGAGGCAGTCCATTGAAGACATCCTGACCACCCCGTTGGGGGCTCGGCTGATGCGCCCGGAATACGGCAGCACGATCCGTCGCTTTGTTGACCTTCCGGTTTCGGAGGGGTGGAAAAGCGCCGTGCAGGCTGAAGCTGCTCGTGCCCTGAAACGCTGGGAGCCGCGCCTGGAGCTGACCCGTATTGAAGTCCTGTCTGTGCTGAGTGGACGTATCACCTTTCGCCTGTCGGGCACCTATCTGGGCGACAGTAAGTTATTGGAAGTGATTGTATGAGCACACTGGATCTGTCCCGCTTGCCCGCGCCGCTTGTGCTGGAGTCGCTTGATTTTGAAGCGTTGTATCAAGAGGCGCTGACTGACTTTCGTGCTTTGATGGGAGGCAACTGGACGGCGGCGCTTGAGTCCGACCCGGTGGTCAAGCTGCTGGAGAAAGCTGCTTACGACAAGATGATGGGACGTGCGCGGATCAACGATGCGGCCAAAGCGCTGTTGCTGGCCTTTGCCCGTGACAGCGATCTGGATCATCTGGCTGCCAACTACAATGTCCAGCGCCTGCTGGTGGTCCCCGCTGACCCCGGCGCTGTGCCGCCGATCGAGGCGCAGTATGAATCGGACGATTCCCTGGTGGAGCGCACGCTGTTGGCCTTTGAGGGCATGTCGATAGCAGGGCCTCGTGATGCCTACGTCTTTCATTCCATGTCGGCCGATGGCCGGGTAGCGGATGCCAGGGCCAGTAGCCCAAGCCCGGCTACGGTAGAGGTCAGCATTCTGAGCCGAATTGGCGAGGGCCTGGCATCGGAGGATCTGCTGGAGGTGGTACGGCTGGCCCTGAATGACGAGGAGGTGCGGCCGGTTGGTGATCGAGTGATTGTCCAGTCGGCCAGCTTGATCGATTATCAGATCGAGGCGGTGTTGTACCTCTATCCGGGCCCTGAGATTGAGCTGAGCCTGACTGAAGCCCGGTCCTCCTTGAATCGCTACATCAACACCCAGCGGCGCCTGGGGCGGGATATTCGGCGCTCGGCCATTCATGCCGCGTTACATGTGTCTCGGGTGCAGCGCGTGGAGCTGATCCACCCGGCCGAGGATGTGGTGGTGGCGGATAACGAGGCGGCCAATTGCACCGGCTCCAGCGTAGTGATTGGTGGCACCGATGAGTGATGCCAGCTTGTTGCCGTTGAATCGCACGCCGCTGGAGCAGGCGCTGGCTCAGGTGTCGATGGAAAAGGCGGCGATGCCCAACGTCCTGCGTCGCATGATTTCGCCGGACACCTGCCCGGTTGCATTACTGCCCTGGCTGGCAATTCAGCGCAGTGTCGATCGCTGGGACCCGAACTGGTCCGAAGGGATCAAGCGCAAGGTGATCAAGGATTCTTTCGAGATCCATAAACGCAAGGGCACGGTGTCCGCGCTACGCCAGGTGGTTGAGCCGTTTGCCGACCTTATCGACATCACCGAGTGGTATCAGCTGGAGCCGATGGGCGAGCCCGGAACTTTCAGCATGAGTCTAGCGCTGTTTGAGAGTGGTCTGAGCGAGCAAGGTCTAGCCGATTTGGAGCGGATGATTGCCGACACCAAGCCAATCACTCGGCATCTGGTGGGGCTGAAAATTACCTACAGCCCGAAGGGCGAATTGTTCTTGGGTGCTGCGATTTGTTCTGGCGATGAAACTGTTATTTCTTCCGCAGAATTGTGGCTCAGCGAGTCGGATTTAAGCCGTTTAGAAGTATCCGCTAAAAACTTCAACTATTTCACCAACTTCCGCATGTCTGACCTTGTTGGGGTTTGATTCTTTTATTGCCAGTTCACTGCCCAGTGCAGCTGGATAATGTATTTAAGTAACATGAGAATTTTATATGGCAGATCAGTTGGAGCGCCTTGGCTTAATTCTGAATTTAGCAGAACAAGGCATGGACATTGTTCATAGCTATGCAAATGATCCGTTAGATGCTGCAGCGATTCAAACCGAATCAGGTCCCATAAAGAACCTGAAGCAAGTCTCCGCTGATATTAAGTCTGACGGCGAGGCGGCCATTGACGTGGCAGTGACTGAGTTGATTGATACGCTGAAAACCGATACCTCGGTTGGCGCATTGATTTACGGTCTAACAGATGCGGCTGTCTTGGCGGAGGAGAACGCCCAACGCGCCGTGGTTGCTGCCGACTACGCAACCGCAGCGGGCAATATCTACCCCAGCACTGCAATTGGTCTGCTTCCAGCGAACACCGCCCTGGGGAAGTATTTCAGCGTGCCGTCTCCCGAGTCGTCTGAATACTTGATCCTTTACCAAAACGTCGGCGGTGCGCCGGTAGAGAAAGCGCGTTATCCGAGTGTGAAGGCCGTTGAGCAGTTGGCTACTTTTATAGAGTCCATACTGGATGCTGATACATCCTCGGGTGACTACGCATGTGTTTTCGCCGACACCCCGGATCCCGGGGCCTTTAGTCGCATAGCGCTAGCTATCACCAAGGCTGGCAAAGTTGATCTTGGTATCCACAAAGACGTTGGGGCTTTGCTGACGCAGCTTCTGGCTCCGGGCCTCTTGAGTGAAAACGCCGACTTCGAACGCAGTGGCTACCTGTTCGCTATTTTGGATGCGCTCAACCGAATCGGTGTGGGCCTGACAACCTCCGGCGACTTCATTGTGAAGGGCCGCAGCGTAGATGGTCGATTAACTGCACTAGAAAACGCGCCACCACCATCGAGTGTAGATTACGAAAAATGGATCTATGGCCTGCTGGCTGTGGCCTGCTTTGGCGACTCGTTGACCGCTGGTGGTTACCCTACCATCCTGGCTGGGCTGTTGGGTCGCTCCGTCCATACTGGAGCAGTTGGGGGGCAGAACTCACAGCAGACTGCCACGCGACAAGGCGGCTACGTAAACCTGTTGACCGTTACGGGTAACACTATTCCGGCATCAGGCGCGGTGAGCATTACCGCCTCAACTCAAGCTCCGATTTCCAACCAGGGTGGTGGGCCGATTGTGGGTACTCTTGCTGGTGTGGCGGGGAGTGTGTCAGCCACGTTCGATGGCAGTGGCAATCGCACCGCATACTTATTCACCCGTGCCACGGCGGGGGTGGCGCTGATCATTGACCCGGCCACGCCATTTATTCCATTGGAAGACGACCATCCATTCAAGATCACGGTGTTTTGGTACGGGCGTAATAACTTTTGGACAGGTCGCACTGATTTTGACAATGCCAAGGCCGAAGTAAAGGCCGCGTTGGCCGCGTCGATTGCTCATCTCAAGCCGCTGAACAAAAAGTTCATCGTGATGAGTGTGCTCACTGACAACAAACCTGCCGAGTGGATGGGGACAGAAAAATACAATGCAATCACCTCCCTCAATGAGGAGTTGAAAGCGCTGTATCCGCGCCAATTCATCGACATTCGACGCGCTCTGGTGCGTGGCTACAATCCCGCTATGTCGCAAGACGTTATCGACTTCGGCCATGACGTTACACCCACTTCATTACTGTCCGACACGCTGCACCTTAACTTCGCGGGTAACACCTTGGTCGCCCAAACGGTCTTCAATTTCATCCAACAAAAAGGTTGGTAAGTACGATGCTTGTTATTCGACTACCTGGCGTAACGTTCTCCGATGAATCGCTGCCTATTCTCGGTCGCGACCCTTTGTTGGCTGCTGGCTCAAAGTTCATTTTCGATTTTGCCGACAGCTACTGCTGGCCTTCCCAGGCTGCTCCAATAGCCAATGGTCAGGCGGTGAAGAACTTGGTCGAGACTAAGGCCGATGACTCAATCTACTTCACTCCCGGCCAATCCCCTGGTTTTTCAGGGGGTGGCTTAACCTTCGGTGTCCGCACCGAAGAAGGGGTGGTGATCCCAGATTCCGTGGGTATGCTGGGCTCTAACAGCGACGGGTTCCTCTACAGTATTTGGCTGAAGCACGGCGTTCAGGTGAACAAGGTATCGCAGTCCTTGGTGGCCGGTAACACCTACCAGACCGGCATTGAAAACCAGTACGCATGTGCCTATCTCGCTGATACAGGGGTGTACCGGATGTACGCCGATGGCGAACGTAATGGCGACGTGACAGATATTGCGGTAGGCCAAATTGTCCAGCTCGCAATTGCCTACCTACCGGACGGTGCGGGAGGACACAAAATCCGCTTATACAAGAACGGTGCGCCATTCCTCGCTGATAAGGCAGTAGTTGGCCCACTTAACATCCCGCTTAGCGTGGGTCGCACCAGCTCCATTGGGCGCAATAGCACGGGGACGGGCGGGTTTGTGCAGGAGTGGGTCGGTAGCGTGTTCCGCAACTGGCTGGAAGACCTCTCTGTTTCGCAGCCGAACGCCACGCAGCGCGCCGCGTATGCCGATGCCCAGGTCGCTAAGGACTACGTGCAGAACCTCGGCCGCTTTTCTTGACATGATTACCCTGTCAAAACGCACCAGCGAACAGCGCCATTGGGTCTTACGCCAATGGAGACGAAGCGTAGCGCACTTCCCTTCGGCCCGACTGAAAGCCGTTGGTAGCTGAGAAGGTGCATCCAAAGCCCGTCCCGTGCGGGCTTTTTTTCGCTTGGAGAAAACCATGTCCATCACCGAGCGCCAGTGAATAACTGATCCTGTACCCAAGCCTTGCTAGCGTTGCTTTTTTTGTTCTGAGAGTTGGCGCAGCAAGTTCTAATTTTTTATTGATGCAAGTGGTCCCTGATCTTATTCATGCGTATGACGCTCATGTCAGGGTTTATATCGGATTCATTTTTGATTGGGCGAATACATGGCCGAACAAGATATTTTTTATGTCGCGATGTTGACCGATATAGGAGCGGCACAACTCGCCAGCGCAGTCGCGAACGGTACGAAATGGAACATCACCCATATGGGCGTTGGCGATGGCAATGGTGTGACGCCCATCCCGTCGAAGGAGCAAGCGACGCTGATCCACGAAAACCTGCGCTTGCCATTGAATCGGCTGACAGTTCGCGCGGATCGGCCGGTGATTGTCGCGGAGCTGACCTTGCCGTCGAACGTGGGTGGCTGGTGGGTGCGCGAGGTAGGCTTGTATGACTCGGCCGGCCTGCTGGTGGCGGTGGCCAATTATCCGGCGACCTTCAAGCCGACGCTGGGGCAGGGCACCGGCCGAACCCAAGGTATTCGGCTGCAGATTCTGGTCAGCAGCACGGCCAACATCACGCTGATCGATGACCCGACGCTGGTCATGCCGACCCTGAGCGTCGTGCGTGAGGAAATTGCCAGTGGCGTGGCGGGAAGGGCCCACCGACTGAAGACGCAGCGCAAGATCGCGCTGATGGGCGACGCCACCGGCGAGGCGCTATTTGATGGGTCGAACAATGCCACCATCGATATGGCGCTGGCCAATTCAGGGGTGACAGCGGGCTCCTATGGCAAGGTCACGGTCAACGCCAAGGGCTTAGTGATCAAGGGTGAGTCGCTGCTGCCGGCGGACATTCCGGCGCTGGATGCCAGCAAAATCACCACCGGCACCTTGGACCGCTCAACCACCGGCAATGCCGGGTCAGCGAGCAAGTGGCAGACTGCTCGGACGCTGAATTTAACCGGTGCGGCGACCGGGCAGGGGCAGTGGGACGGCAGTGGCAACCTGGCCATTGAGCTGGCCTTGGCCGGCCTGGATGCCGGCAAGCTGATTAGCGGCATCTTGCCGGTGGTGCGTGGCGGGACCGGCGGCAACACGCCAGAAACGGCGCGGGCCGCCTTGGGCGCCGGGGTGCCATCGAGCCTGTATCACAGCCCCAATGGTTTCTGGTGGGACAAGGACACCGGTCTGTTTGTGCAGTGGGGCAGCTCGTACCTAGGTGATGAGCCGGGCAGCATGTTGAATGTGCAGTTCAACTTTCCGTATTGGTTCGATACCGCGCCGTTCATTGTTTTACCGGTGATTACTCAGCACAACGGCGGCGCCGTGGCGGCCTCGACAGTTACGTGCGCATTGAATGAGGCTTCCTTGACCACGGCGGGCTTCGTGCTCAGTTTCACTGAATATATTGGTCAGGTTCAGGCCTTTGGCGTGCGCTGGATCGCCGTCGGCTATCGCGTCACGCCGATGTAAGCACAGGTTTCACAGCTGTACCGCAACCGCCGATTGGCGGTTTTTTTGTTTCTATGGAGAAAGCTATGAGTTCTACCGACTTCTTTCACGGTATTACCGTGTCGCTGGTCGAAAGCGGCCCGCGCATCATCGCGCTGCCGTCGTCTTCGATCATCGGCATTGTCGATACCTTCACTCCGGGTCTTGGGTTGGCAGAGTCCAACGTGCCCACCCTGTTGACTCGTGAGAGTGAAGCGGTGGCCGCGTTCGGTGCTGACTCGGCGCTGACCCGAGCGTGCAAGGCCATCTTCAACCAGTCGGCGGCCGCGATCGTCGCGGTGGGTGTGCCGACTGGCACCGAAGCGGCAGTGCTCACCAGTTCGATCATTGGCGGGGTAGCAGCGGACGGTAAGCGAACCGGTCTGCAGGCGCTGCTCGACGGCAAGAGCCTGTTCAACCTTCAGCCGCGCTTGTTGATCGCGCCCAAGCACAGTGCCATGGAGGCGGTGGCCACCGCAATGGATGTATTGGCCGGCAAATTGAAGGCCATCGCCATCATCGACGGGCCCAACACCACCGACGAGGCGGCGATTGCCTACGCCGAAAACTTCGGCTCCAAGCGCCTGTTTATGGTTGATCCGGCGGTGAAGCAATGGAGCACCACCCTCAACAGCGATGTGTCGGTTCCGGGTTCTGCGATCGCTGCAGGCCTGTTTGCGCAGACCGATACGCGCTTTGGTTTCTGGTCGTCGCCGTCGAACAAAGAGATTGCCGGCATCACTGGCACGGTACGCCCGGTCGAGTACCTGGACGGCGATAAGACCTGCCGCGCCAACCTGCTCAACGGCGCCAATATCACCACCATCATCCGCGACGGCGGCTATCGCCTGTGGGGCAACCGCACCCTGTCCTCGGATGCGAAGTGGGCTTTTGTCACACGCGTACGCACCACCGACATGGTGATGGAAGCGATTCAGGCGGGCATGAAATGGGCCGTCGACCGGGGCATCACCAAGACCTACGTCAAGGACGTCACAGAGACGATCAACGCCTTTATGCGTGACCTGAAAGCACAGGGCGCGGTGATCAATTTTGAGGTTTACCCCGACCTTGAGAAGACCACGGCCACGCAGATCGAGCAGGGCAAGGTGTACTGGACCATTCGCTTTACCGATGTACCGCCGGCGGAAAACCCGATTTTCCAAATCGAGGTCACGAACCAGTGGCTGACTGAAGTTCTGGAAGCCTGAGGAGGCGTTCAATGATTCCGCAAACCCTGTTTAACACCAACATGTTTATCGCTGGCCAAAGCCTTCAGGGCGATGTGCCGAGCCTGAGCCTGCCCAAGGTCACGGTGAAAACCGAGGAGTATCGCGGCGGCGGTATGGACGCGCCGGTGGCGATGGACATGGGCCTGGAAAAACTGGAATCCAGCTTTGCCACCAACGGTATCCGTCGTGAGGTACTGAAGTACTTCGGCGCCTTTGACCAGACCGGTTTTGATGCCTCGTTTCGCGGTGCCTTCAAGGGCCAGAAAGGCTCGGTTACCGCCGTGGTGGCCACCTTGCGTGGCGGTCTGCGTGAAGTCGATCCAGGCGAATGGTCGGCTGGTTCCAAGGCGGAGTTCAAGTACGCCGTGGACGTCACCTACTACAAGCTCGAAATCGACGGGCGCGTGATGTTTGAAATCGATCCGATCAACTGCGTGCGCGTCATCGATGGCGTTGACCAACTGGCTGACGTGCGTAACGCCCTGGGTCTCTAAGGAACAATGAACATGACCATTAGCACTACTAAGAAACTGCCAAGCTGGCTCGAACTGACAGCCGAAGGTGCCACCATCACCTTGCGCAAACCGACCGAAATTAATCAGATCCAAGTCGATCGAATTAGCTTGCGTGCCCCGACCGTCAAGGACGTGCAGCAGGCCACCGTCCAGTCCGGCGGTGATGCTGAGAAGCGCGAGCTGATCTTGTTCGCATCCCTCACGGGGTCCGGCGACAAGGACATTAGCGCCATGACCATCGTCGACTACAACCGCCTGCAGGCCGGTTATTTTCGCCTGGTCGAAGATGATGAACCTTACGCCTACCACGATTAAAGCGGCGGCCAAGTTCCTGGCTCGGGAGTTTCATTTCTCGGCCAGCGAGATCGAGGCCATGCCGTTCAATCGCATGCTGTGGTGGCTCACGGATTGAGCTGCCTCCTCCGTTACATGTAACAGGGCACTCCTATGGCAAACAACATGGCTCTCGGTCTGGTGATCGGCGGGGCGGTGAGCTCGACCGTGGGCGCTGCATTTAAGGATGTGGAAAGCCGCGTCAAAAAACTCAGCGAGCAGGGCAAGAAGGCCCGGGTGCTGCAGAGCACGATCGGCGAAACCATGCGCCTGCGTGATGAGTGGCGAAAGACTCACGCCGCCGGCGAGAAGGGTGCGCAAGCGCTGCTGAACCGGCTGGAGCGAAACCTCGGGGTGCTGCGCAAGGAAGGCGTAGAGGTCGGCCGGCTGGCCAAAGAGTACGACCGCCTTGGCCGCGCTGGACGTAGCGCTGAACTGAAGGTTAAAGGTCATAACCAAATCAGCCAGGGCAAACAGCAAGTCAAAGCCGGCGTAGCCCAGGGCGTTGTTGCGACAGGGTTGGTGGCCGCGACAAGTAAGGTCAGCGCCGATTATCAGGCGATCATCCGGGATATTGCGATCAAGGCCGGGGTGGCCCGATCGGCGCAAGAGGCCGATATGTCGCGCAGCATCATCGGGACGTCGAACGATATCGGCATGGGCCGCAACGAAGTGGCCGATGTGGTCAACCAGTTGGTCGGCGCGGGGATGGAGTTGAAGCAGGCGATGGAGTTCGCCCCGGTCGCGGCCAAGTTCGTTGTGGGGCAGGGCTCGTCTGGTGTCGACACCGCCAAGATGATCCAGGCACTGCAGAGTAACGCCAATATCACCGACCCCAAGGTGCTGGAAAAGGCACTGGAAGCGGTGGCGTTTCAAGGGCAGGCGGGCAGCTTTGAAGCCAGCGACATGGCGCGTTGGTTCCCGCAACTGCTCGCAAGCATGCAGAAACAGGGCATCACTGGCATGGACGCCGTGACGCAGCTGGGCGCGATGCTCCAGGTGCAGATGAAAACTGCCGGCACCTCCGACGAGGCGGCCAACAACCTGAAAAACTGGATGGAGAAAATTGGTTCCGGCGAAGTAGTGGATGCCTACAAGAAGGCCGGCATTGATTATCAGGGCTCGCTGAACACGGGTATTCAGGGTGGCATGTCCACGCTGGAGGCTAGTTTTGGCTTAGCCAAACGCTACATCGAAGCCCCCGACCCGAAGAAAGCCGCCAAGATGGCTGAGGCCACGGCCCAGATCAGCAAGGAAGCGAACCCGGAAAAGGCCAAGGCCATGCTCAGCAGCCTGGAGCAGGCGTTGCGCACCGGCGATATCTTTGCCGACATGCAGGTTAAGTCAGCACTGACCGCCTATGTGCAGAACAAGGCGCTGTACGAGCAGCTTAAAAACGAGGCGTCCGGAGCCTCTGGGATCTTGGACAAAAACCTGTCGGAACGGCGCGACACCTCGTCGCAAAAATGGGCCGAGACGATTCAGGCCGGCAATGACGCCATGCGCAGCGTGGGCGATGCCATTCGCCCGGTTACGGATGCGGTCGCCACTGGGCTGACCACGGTGGTCAAGGGCATCACCAAGCTGTCGGACGAGTCGCCCAAGCTGGTGATGGGGCTGACGGCGCTG